ATAATATTTTGAGTATTCTCCATTTTTATTAAATTCTTCAATCAATTTTCTTATCTTTTAATTTATTACTAAATCCATACCTAATCATATTTCGAAATTCTGTTGCGTCCTATCTACAGTTTGTCTAATTGTAGTATTACGTAGTATTTTAAATATAAAAATACCGCAAATTCACTTCTGAATAATGCGGTATTCTACTTCACCATTAATATAACTAATCTATTTTAGAGAATTATCTGTCTATACACAGTAGCATCCATTTCAACTCTCATTCCTTTTTCGAAATAATTAGTACTCATCTGAGCAAACTTTTTTATAGATCCTATATTTATAGGTTTTCTAACTAACGAATCTATTAATTCTTTATTCCTAGTATTAACAACAATTCTACTTTCAGCTTGATATGAAAATGATTTATCTTTAAGAAATAATTCCTGCGGAGAACCTTCTGAACTGCAAAATTTTTTATATTTATCCATATAATTAACTGTCTGTATTAATATTTCTGATTCTAATGTCCCCATGGATATAAGTTTTTTCTTTATCTTATCAATAAACTTTCTTTGATTATCAATTACAACTATAGCAGGCCGATCTTTAACATTTAAAGCCATAACTTCATCTTTTGTTTTATTTTCTGCAAAATCTTGAAAATAACTACTAGCTATATTAGCAACGAGAGTTTGTTTACCAGCCTTCTTTGGACTTTCAAAAAGTTCTTGTTTAAGTATAAAAAAACATAGTACTGGCATATTCATAACGCTTTCACGTTTAAAATATATTAGTTTCCCATCAGATTCTTCTAAGACATCATCATACTTTTTCCGATATGCTAAAATTGAATCAGTATCATCTATAGAACATACTGCAAATACTCCTTCATATAAATCCCCTTGTCCTTGTCCTCTTTTTTTAGCTATATCTACCCATGCCTTAGGTGAATTAAACATTATGTTTCCCGTTTTTACAAGAGCCTTTGCATATTTAACATTAGTACACCTAAAAATAGCGTAAAATTCATTAGGTTTTATCCACACCATAGTATTATTCCCTCTTTCTTTTATTGGAATTGTTATTTGCACTAGTTTTATAAAACTTATAATAATAATAACATATTTTATAAATACCGCATTATTCAATTTTCAAAGATCAATTTATTTCATTTTTTTAATTTACGCTAATCTCTTTGCTATTTCATAAATTACATTAACAGTAACTCCATTCCCAGCTTGTTTATATAATTGACTATCACTACATACACTTGCTGCCTTTTCAAATTCTTCATCGCTCCACGCTTGAAGCCTCCAACATTCTCTTGGTGTAAGCCTTCTAATTCTACATCCGGATAATAACAGGTTGTCTTTTTGTACAGTTGTTAATGTATTAGTTATTCCATCATTTCTAGGCTCTAGTTTGGTCATGTTGTGCCTGCTCTCTTGAATTTCACCAGACTCATAAGCCTTTCTTATAGCTTTTCCATATTCGGTTCTTACTGGCCTTAATATTGCTACGCCATGTCTATCCTGTGCAGTTAATGTAAACATTGGTTCTCCATCTTCTTTGAATCGTCTTCCATTTTGGCTTTTATTTATTCTATCTGGTGCCGATACTGCTCTGACTAATATCTTATTTCCTTCACCTTTATTAGTTGTGAGCGTTGGGCATAGTCCTTCACTGTCATAAACTTGTCCATTCATACCTTTACCGCTTGGGTGTACATTCCCAATAACTCTAACACACGGATGCCTTCCACCACCTTGACATGTATCTAAAGATTCTATGCTGCTGTTTGTATCATAAGTTTGATGATACCTTCTAAATTTATTAGCGTGAGCTATTCTTTTTATGGGAACACCAATCGGTTGATTTGTTCCTGTGATAGGAAATACTTTTCTGGTACTTCTTCCTCTAAGATGTCCAATAATGAACACTCTTTCCCTGTTTTGTGGAACTCCGAAATATCTTGAGTTAATAACTTGCCATTCTGCATCATACCCGATTTCATCCAACTCAATGAGAAGTTTAAGGAAGTCTGTTCCTCCATTAACACTAAGTAAGTTTTTAACGTTCTCAATAAATAAGTACTTGGGTCTATCTTCTTCTTTCGTATCTCTAATAAGTCTTGTAACTGTGAAAAACAAACTCGAACGCTGTCCTTTGAATCCAAGTTGCTTTCCGGCAACGCTGATATCTTGACATGGGAATCCAAAGCACCAAGCATCTGCCCTGGGAAGTTCATCAGCATTTGTCCTTTTAATATCTGTTCCAAACCATTCATCCTCCTTTGGTTCATGTATAGCTGCATAACTCATATTTGCATATTTATCTATCTCACAATGGCCTAGACATTTATGTCCTGCCATTTCCATACCTTTTCTAAATCCTCCAACTCCTGCGAAGAAATCTAAGAATGTTAATCCCAACTTTATCACCTCACTTGCTGCACAATATCTACAGACTGCGTAGCATCTATTCTTTTATTTCATCCATATCCGGAACTTCAAATCTACATTCTCCACTTTCATCTTTAATAAATTCTATTATTTTAACCCCATCTTTATTTAACTCATAAACATCATCAGGGTGACTCCCATTTTTCTCTAATTTATCTAGCATTTTATCAAGATCATTTTCCGATACGTTGTCATCTACTTCAACTGTTATAATATGACTTGATTTAATAATTTCATCTACTTGAATCTTATATTTTCTGCCCATTACAATTTCCTCCATCTACTTATTAATCATTACTTTTCAATTCTTTCAAATTCAATTACCCAAACATAAGGATTTGTATCCCAACCATAATGGTTAATATCTACTTTCTTAATTGTGGAGTTCCATAATAATTCAAACTGATCAATTGCAAGAGTATCATGCTCCATAGGAACTTTGTATTTTTCACCTTCGCAATTAGCTATATAATCTAAGAATAGATCACCGACACCTTCATTTATTGCCTGCTTTTCTGAAATATCTTGAAGTCTTTCAACTCTAACATCAGTAACTTTTAAAAATATTCTTGCTGCTTCTTTTGGCATATGGATACTTGGTTTCCACACTCCTAAATTCGTTTCTTTATCTCTCGTAATTGGTATCCTCTTTCCTTTTGCATATCCTGCTTTATACATATATTCTGCCGTCATATTATCTCTTGCAAAATCACCAAAAGGATTACTAATCATCCATGTTTCCCTTACATAAAGAATATCTCCGACTTTATATGGTGCTTCATATGGAATTAATCTTTCATTACCTTTTCTTTTGGTAATAAATCCATTTGGATGAACTTCAAATGGTTGCTTTAGAACTCTTCTTGTACAAGTCTTTCTACCTTCTAAAATAGCCTTAACCATTTCTGTATTAAATAAAATTTGCTTTTCCAATTCACTCACCTCATTTTATTATGTTGAGGGGAATACTCCCCTCATGTTTTGCAGTAACATTAATTAACATTAGCTTGTTGTAATCCCTGCCTTGTTAACACCATCTAGTCCTGCAAGGTTTATTATTTGAATAAATCTTTAAATTTTATCTTAAATACTTTTAGTGCTGAGACTATAGTTGTGATAAATCCTATAATTATGCCTATTCCAATACCTTTTAACAGATCATCCATTCAACATATCTCCTTTTATGTTATTCAAAATATGCTTCTGGTTCTTTTTCTGGTGTAATATCATCATTTTCATATTCTGTATCAATTTCAATTTCAACACCTGCTTGTTTTAATGACATAAGGTATAAACTAAATTCGTCTATATGTCTCAATGAATTTAAATTACAATTCCCATTAAATCTAAAGTCCCATTTACCTTCTTTGTGTATATTTTTCCACCTGTAAACATCGATGCAAAGATTCACTTTTTCATCATGTTCACATTCAAAAATAATTCTTCCTTTTTGGTCATTCAACCACTCTCTTGTTTCATTTTCTTCAAACGAATACTTAACCTCAACACTTTTATAATGTGGTCCGTCATCATAATCAACTTTTAGACCATCAGTTTCAACATTTTCAGCTACATATTCACACCATTTATTAAATAGATCTGATATTTTTATTTCTTTCATGTTTATATCAGCACTCATTAATTCTTTGAAGTTATTTAATAAATTTCTGTTATCTGTTGTTGTCTTATTGATAATTTCAGTTAATACTGAATCAAGTTTTACAATGTATTGAGAATAGTCATAGTTCTCTAAATATGGAACCATAACTGATTTTACTTTAGCCTCTATAACCTTCGTAACATCACCATAACTCCCAAATAAACTTTCTAAAGCTTTTGTAACTCCTTTTTCTAATTGCTCCTCTATAAGTTTTTCTACAGTTCCATCTGCTAATTTATTAGCAATAACGTCTTTAACACTATTTTCTAAATTCATAATTCTCATTCCTCCACTTTTTTACTTTCACTTAATAATCTTATTGGTAGTACCATATCCTTTTTATTTTCATTATCTGTTAGAATAATTGGATTTATATCCGTGTTCATATACAGATTCACATTGTCTTTATAATTCTTTAAAGCATCAAGCATATATTGAGGATTAACAGCAATAAGCAGCCCTTTCCCTTGTACATCACATTTAAAATTTTTCTTGTAAGTAATCCCAGATTCTTTTGCTAATATATAAGAATCAGTGCTATCAAAATTAAATCTCATTAATCTAGAAGACTGTGAAAATTGAATAACTTTCTTACATATTGTAGCTAAATCTGAAGCATTTACTGTTACTTCTGTTGCATGTTCCTTAGGAAATAAACTTTCATAATTTATAAACTGTAAATCCTTAGGTTTCTTGCACGTTATAGACACCCAACCAAAGCATATTCTTATATAATCATCATCTTGGTATATAGCTGCCATATCACTTTTAGAAAAATATCTTAATAGTTTTACAATGCAACCTGATATTAAGATTTGTTCATCTGTTATATTTTCCTTATTACTTCTAACGCTCATTCTGTAACCATCTAATGCAACCATATTATTTTTATCAATGCATATACATTGAAGTACTGGTCTAACAGTATCTTTTGTTACTGCAAATTTACATTCTATTAACTCATTGAAATTTGGTATATTAACGCATTTTTCAGTGTTTATTTCTATCTCAGTTATTTCTTTTGAATCAGATTCAATACTTATTTCCTGATCCAAAGACTTAATAACATTATTTTCAATTATTAAACTCGTTTTACTAGGAAATAAAGCAAATGCATTTTCAGGTATGCACATTCTGCCTTCTTCTTTTTTACCGTTATAGGGTTCTAATATTTCAACTTGATAATCATCAGGCGATTCAGCTAATAATTTTACAAGTCCATTTTTTACTACTACTTCATAAAATCCGTTTTTACAAAGTTTATGAAGTAGCTGCAATGATTCACTATTTACTACTGCTTTCATTCGTTTCCCTCCAAAAATCCAATTTGTAGTCCTTCTTTAAAATACTTTTTACACTTGTCTGTCCTTTGTTTATAAGCTCCAGTTGCTTTGCAATATCCACGACATAGTTTCATGCCTTTTTTACATTGTGGTTGATAATTTAAACAGAAATGGCAGCACCATCTATTAATTAAAACTTTTCTTGATGTATCCATTTATAAATCCAGTTCCAAAATTTCTTCTTCTGTGACCTTCTTATCCGCCATACATTTTAAAATTACATCTTCCCTAGCATATTTGCCCTTATGCATTGTCAAACTCTTTAAGACCCTGTCTAATGGCTTATCCTTTATTTCTAAAACTGTCTTAACTTCTTCTCTTGTTAAATATTCACTTAACAAATGTGTTTCTAAGTAATTTTGAAATTGAAGCTTATACTTCAAATACAGCTTTCTATTATGATGTACTCCTGTTTTATGATCTCTATGGTGTATATAGCAAAGATATACAAAATTATGCTTGCAATCTTCCAACGGTTTAAGCTGCCTTCTTGAGACTATGTGATGAAGTTCCACTCCATAGCTTGTACCACATTCATTGCAATAATGTTCACTCATAAATTTCCACCTCTTTTACTTCTAAAAATCTCCATAAAGGGCAATTAGTTTTTAACTTATTTTGAATATTTAATCCAGCTTCACATTCTCTATATCCACAAAAATACTCATATGCTCCACCAGGTATTTCATCATGATATTCTCTATATGGAGCTTCACTTTCAAAGTTATTGCAAGTTATACATGAATTTGTTTTAGGATTGTAATAACACTTTTTTTCATGTTTTTTCATTTGAGTTTTATTCATTAATCTTTTTTTATGGCAATGTTCACACTCGTAGATAGTTCTTTCTATCATAGTTACCACCTACTTGTCCCAAAATACTCTAATAAATCTTATATAGTTCCATCGTCTTTTAATAAGCTTCTTGTTATGCTGCTTATTTTCAATTTCTAGATTCACATTATTTTTCTTAAGTAATGCTAAAGATCTAATACATATTTGAATAATGTCAAAAGTTTCTTCAGCTATATGAATTAAATTACCTTCCTGAATAGCTTCTAGTAACTCATTAGATTCCTCTTTAAAATCTTTAGCTATAAGCTCCCAAGTATCTTTTTCATTATTTTCTCCCGTTATTGGATTCTTACCTAGTTGCATAAATTTAAATATCATCTTCACCACTCACCGCCTTTATTATTTCATGTAAACCAACTAGCCTATTTAAATTCTTTTGTATTTTCCTTTGAGCTTTCTTTGTTGCTGCTTCTATACTTAATTTCCCTGTCATATCATTTAAATAAATCTCAGCTGCCTGAATAGATATAATTAATTCAATATTTATCACCTGTCTATTCCTCACTTTCAGTTTTAACACTAATACTCTTACCAGTTAATGTCCGTATAACTTCTAAGAACTCATTTTCAATTGTTAATTTTTTATGTTCGTCTGAAACTGTAATTATAATAAGCTCTCCATTAACTTCAATTTTTGAATCACTAAACCATACCTGGTAAGTTATATTTCCAAATTGATTAGATATTGTTTCATGAATCGGAGTAGGAAAGGAGGAGGATTTTTGTTCACTCTTTTCCTTTTCTATTTCCTTTACTTTATTATTTACTTTACTTTCCTTTACTTTACTTTGTGTACCAATGTTGTCATTTACTACTTCTGTGTCATTATCAATGTCAACAATAACTAAGTTTTTGCATGTATTAATGGTTTCATTATCTAAAAGTAGGTGCTTTTTTAAAATTTTTACCTTTTGCCTTCTTCCACTAGCAGTTAAATATCTCTTTTGAATACCTGATGAAGTTAATATTTTCTCTGTTTCAAACAACTTTTCATTAAAAAAGCCCCATTTTACTAAATCATTTGTGACAGCATTAATCATATTTATGTCAACATTAACTCGTTTTGAAAATAGTAATTGTTCCTTTTCAGTCCACTCATAGAAGTAACTGTTACTATAAATTTTCATTAATAGTTTTATAGCTATCCCAAAACCTATTAATCCATGTTGTGCTTCTATGAGTGTAATTTTATCGTCTTGATCAATATCACAATTCAAGGGAAAATATTCCAATCCCTCTTTGAGCGGTCTAGCCATTTAATCAGCTCCTATACATTTGACTTATTTACTTCTTTTGATTCAATATTTTCTTCTGTGTATTCAGCATCCACAACATTTGAAGGATTATCAGGATATTCTAAATTTCCGTTTATATCCTCGCCATCTACAACTTTCTTATTTACAACTGCTTGATCTGCCTGTATTGCAATCTGCATTTCAATACTCATAGGTCCATATTTACTCAATAATCGCTTTAGAACAGTTTTAGTTGCCATTGTATCAAAATCAGTTGTCCATAGACTTTGTTTAACTACCCATTCCTTTTTACTTTTATATGATTGGCTATATCTTTTCCCATGTAATTCCAATTGTTCTCTAGTCATATATATAGATTTTTCAAAGCCATTCAATAAACTAAAATATGCTACATATCCAACTACTTTTGTTGAAGGTGTTGGGTTATCGTTAAATTTTATTTCTCCAGTAAGTTTATTAATACTTTGTATTTCATTTTCAAATATCTCCACTGCATTTATAGTCTTATATTGACCACTTCTCTGACCTAATTGAATAAATCCCTTGTATCCCATTTGAAACTGCGCAAGTTTGATGGGAACATTATCCCTTTCGGTATTGTAAGGAACAATATAAGCGAATCCTAAATTAGGGTCTATTGGCAAATCTAAAGTAGCAGCAACCACAGCTGCACTTACAACCGAATCAGGTTCACATCCCTTTAAGCTTGGTAAATTTGCTACATTGATTACTGAACTAATAAATGCTTGTGCCTTTTTACCCAATATTTCTTCAAATCTTTTCTTATAATCTACACTGCATAATAAACCTTTTACTGTTGCTATTGCTTGAGGTTGCTGCTGCTTATTTTCTTTACTCGAAACTAACCCTCCATTTACATTTGCCATGAAATATTCCTCCTATTTACATTCAGTAATTCTTAAGTTTACAAACTCTGTTGTACTTTTCAAAAATTCTGCGTAAGTTGCTGGATACAATTCCTTAAATCTTTTTTGATCCATATTTTCACGCTTAACCTCAAATCTACTAATCTTGAATATACCGTCAGAGCCTTTTTTACTATTTCCCATTTCTAGAAAGATTTCTTGTTTTAATCTTTCTTTTTCAGTTTCAAGTTCTTTAATTTCATCAGATACTTTTTTATAATGAGTTAATTTATTTTTTGATATGTTAACTTCATCATCATCTGATAAATTTTGTTGATAATTAATATCCTCAGTTTCTTTTGGATTTCCTGTTGGATTTGGTGGGATTTCAGGTAATATATGATTATTCCAAAACTCCTGACCTACGTTTCTAAGCGCTTTAATATCATCATCATTTCTAGGAACTACTTTCCACTTAACTTCTTTACCAAGTAAGTAGATTATTAAGAAGTACTTTAACCCTGTTACCCCCATATACCACTGGCATTGACAGTAATAACTATCTGGAATTTCTTCTCCTGCCCACATCTTTTTCAGGAACTCTGAACCAGTTTTAATTTCAAGTCCAAACATTTCACCTGCAGGTATATATTTTATTTCAGCAGTATCTCTATTTTCCCAGTAAGTATAATCAGCTTCTAATATCCCAATACCATCAATATTTGCACTAAAATACTCAATATCCTTATCTACCATCATGAATGGATACTCATAAGTATTAATTTTTATATTAGTCTCTTTTTGAAAATCTTCTTGTATCCATTCTCTTATAAGCGGCTCCATTCTATTTCCGAATACAGTATGAATATTACCTTCAAATTTCTTACCTAAACCTAATTTATCATTAAATACTGTTAATGCACTTCCGTACTTGTTATATCCAGCAATAGAACCTATTTCAGAACCACCAATCGAATTTGTTCTATTTTCTAGCCATTTAGTTCTTTCTTCATCATCTTTTCTAGTGTCAAAAATTACTCTTGCACTAGGAAATAACTTTCTATTTTCAATAAACTTTACTTTACCTTCTCCACTAATAATTAAATCTTGCATTATTTATTCTCCTTATCTTCTAATTGAGATTTATATTTATCTATTAAAGTTCCACTGAAACAACCTGTTCCTTTAAACTTTTTGCATTTTCCTCCACTACTGCATTTATCTTTATCACTACCATTTCCGCCACGGTCACATTCATTACAAGCTACCCACAACATTCCTTTATTATCTTTAAAACTATGCATTTATAACCACTCCTTAATCTATTTTTTCAACTTCAATTTCTCCATTTTTAGTAGCTGCAACTTCTGTTACAAAGTATTGAAATTCATCTTCTGTCATTTCTTTTATCAACTGTTCCTGAGCATTTTCATCTAAAGATTCCCACTTATCCATACAGATTATTTTTAACTCTCCACATTGCGCTTTAGCTACTCTCATAGCTAGTTCTAATTTTTGTCCTTCTGATAAACCGTCAATAAGAGTTCCGTTAATTCTTACATTACCATTTTCATCTACTGAAATACCTTCAATTGGCATTGTAGCTGTTTTAAGTAATTCACCTGGCAATGTTCTAGCCTTTTCAATTTTTGAAGTAAGTTCATCTGAATATCGTTCCTTAGGAGCTAATTGATTATCTCTAATTTCAATAATCCTATCCCAATCTCTTAAATATGAAACCATAGTTTGTACATTATTGGCTTTTTCTTGAAGTGGATCTATATCTATAACCTGATGTTCTTTTAAATAATTTGCTGCTTTACCAATCCTTATTTCTTCTTTTTCTATTTCCGATTTTATTTTTTCATCTACTGCAGTTTTTTCTGATTTTTCTTTTTCAACTAATCCAAGCAATTCTTGTTGCTTAGTTGCAATCTTGGTTTCATTTATAGAAATCAAATCTTTTTGTTCAACCACTTTTAACCCAAAATATTTTTTTGTTGCATCTATAGAATTAGATAAAGAAATCTTAAGATTTTCCTGAATATCTTTATAGCCATTAAGTAAATCTTCTTTTCTCTTTCTAAATTCTTCTTCCAATTCTCTTAAAGATTTATTGTATTGATCTGTAGCTTCATTATCTGCAGCTATATTTTCATTAGTTAATTCCTTTATTTTAATTTCTAATTCATGATCAGAATTACTAATGAAATTGTTAGCTTTCTCTATCTTTGAATCTGAAAGAGTAATAATATCATTAATATCTTCTCTTTCAGATTTGTATTTAAGAATTATTCTAGCTTTTTCTGACTCTGCATTAGCTTTATTTTCAGCTATTTTAGAATTAAAATTCTCTTGTAATGCTTTTGCTTCTGAAATCCATTTATTAATATCCTGAGCATCTTTAACCTTTGCATAATACTCTTGAACATTTTTATTTTTCCAATCATCACCGTTATATTCCAGAGGTAGATCGTCATAAATACTTTTTATACGTGCTTCTAATTCTTTTACTTCTCTATTAACTTCTTCACGAACCTTGTAATACTTTTGCTCTATATTTCTAAGAATAAGTAAAATGTGTTGTGAATAGTCAATATCATTAATCAATTCACCAAACCAGTTAATAATATCTTCTTCACTCCAGCCTATTTCCAACATACTTAGTAACGATTTTGTTTGTTCTTTAGAACTTAAATTAACCCAATCCAAAGGCCTAAATATATTTCCATTAACCAAAGAGCTTATAAACTTCTCTGTGGATTCAACACCTTTACCATCTTTTCTAACTTTCAAATAGTCACTTTTACCATTCCTTATTCTTCTATCTATACTTAATCCATCATCTAACTCAACAAACATTGTTGCTTCTTCTGCACCATGCTTAATTACTTCTGTCCTTCTATTTTTGTTAGTGAAAGTTTTTTCTATTGCTTCAATAACTGATGTTTTACCTTTTCCATTAGGACCTTTGAAAATATTAATCTTAGCTGCTTCAAGCTCCCTTTCATCAATTCCTAAATAACTTGCAATTCTTAAAAAATTTATTTTTGACATTCTTCTATACCTCCTATTAATTCAATGTGGCTTTCGTTTTCAAAAACTTCACTCCAGCACTTTATGCAATCAACTGAATAACCACATGTTTTACCTTTTTTACTTACTTCAATACATAAATCACTTGGACACAAAATACTATTACTAAAAGCTTTAACTAATTGAGCTTTATTAATTTGCAAGTTGCATTCCTCCCTGAATATGGTATAATGAAGTTGAATTTTTACGCATGGCTACTTCGGATACTTTGGACGGTTCCTTGGTAGCTTTTTTATTTTCACATTCAAGTTCTTTTCTCATTTTTTTAAGAGCATTTTTAATGTCTCTAGAAATATTTTGTTGTTTATTCCCCAAACTACTTGCTATGTCATTTTGTTTCATTTCATCGATATAGAACATTTTTACTATATTAATCTCTTTATCTCTTAAGCAGCTGAAAGCCTGTTCTATCAATATTCTGTTTTCAACTAAATCTTCTATATTTTCAACACCATCAAATTCCACTAATTCTATAACTTCAATTCCTTTATAATATCCGTCCTTTTGACTTTCATAATCTAATGAATATACTTTAAAATCTCCATTTTCATTGACTGATTTACCTCTTTCAACTTCTCTTTGAATAGCATTCTTAATACATCTATAAGCTAAAGTTGAAAATGCATATCCTTTATTTTTATCAAATGATCTACAAGCTTTCATCAAACCAATGCATCCCATTTGAAATAAATCATCATATTCATACTGTGTGAAATATTTTGCATATTTTTTAGCTATTGTTCCAACAAGTCCGATATGCTCTGCTGCATCTACCATGCTTACTAACTCCCTTCTATAATTCTTCAATTTCACTAGATCTAAGCCTGTTTTTCATTCTTAGTATTTTGTCTGACCTAAAATGTCTTAAAAATCCTTTTCTTACTACTCCAATAATTTGGGGAATAATCATTTCTTCTTCTGAAAAATACCAATGTATATCTCTATTGATTACTGATAGAAAATTTCCTCCTATTCCTTTGTAGAACACCTGAAACCCTCCCTTTGTTGTTTTTATTTTTCTTTTTAGGCTTAATAGGTTTATTTTCAGCCTTCTTTCTTTTAGCTTCACACCTTGGACATTCATATGGTTCAGATAAATCTTTCTTTACACTTATAATCCAATGTAATTTACAACTACATTGTGCAACCATGGCTATTTACTTTCTTCATTTGTTCTCTCACCACTAGCATGTCCAACTCTTGACTTAATTTAATAGATGTATTGTTTAAAAGCGTGTTTGAATCAAGGTGTTCATTAAGGTTATTCTTGAAGTGATCTGTTATTCTCATCCCTACATCTTTTGCTTTACAACAAATTAAGAATCCTTTCATTTCATTCCCTCCAGTACTTCATTTTCTTCAAATTTACCTTTATCTTCTGTATTTACATTGCAGCAAACAAACTTATTTTCATAAACATCGAATCGCATTACTTGCCATTCTTCTCCTTTGCTTTTGAATATTGTTCCTGATTCTATCAACTTAATTTCTCCTTTTTTATAAATTTATGGTAAAATATTGTTGAAAGGGGGTGTATCTATGGATAATAATTTTCTAGATTTTAAAGGACAATGCCTTGAAAAATTCATCCCAGAAACTCTGGAGAAAATTTCTAAAGAGATTAAATCTAAAATCGAGAATGCTAATCCAAATGATTTTAAAGATCTAGGACCTTTAGAATTTCAAGCCTACATGATTACTCTTGTAAATAACCCAACTGTACTGAACACTCTAATATCTAACATCAATCTGATTGAGAATTATCATTCTTGGCTAACTGAAAATTATGATTTGATTCCGAAAAAGAATTAGCTAAATAATTCAATGCGTTTTCTTTTTCAATTTGCTGCTCTTGAACTGGTACTTCTTGAGCAGTTCCTACTGGTATCCCCATTTCATCTTGCAGAACTTTTACAAAATCCCATGAAACTAAAATTTGAGTGTGAGGACAATAATATTTTTTTAGATATTCCACTAATGGTTCTGAAGCTTTCTGCAATGCATAAAAAGAATTTTCAGATACTAACTTATAAGAGTCTTTTAAATATCTATTAATATAAGAACCTATTGACGTTGCTTTTAATAAATCCTCAAATACCTTTTTAGGTACATCTTGGTATAAATAATGTTCACCACTTTTAAGTTGTATATGAATATTTTTATTTTCTTCGTCATATCCAACACATTTAACATTTGAAGATTCTACTGATATCATTTTTATATTTTTCATGAATTTTCCCTCCTTTAAATTAATTTGCTTGTACACTTCCCAACTTCTATAATTAAAGTATCAGTTTGGCAGAACTGAAATTTTTATGGGAGGTGATGTTAATATGCATGTTCAAACCACAACTATCAAAATAGGTACTTCAATGGATGAAAGATTTGAACGTAAACATAAAATTGTTTCTAAATATAGAGAAAGTGTTTCTAAAGAATTTGATTCTATATTTAAAACTGATGAAGAAAAAGCTATAGCTAATATTGCTTTAGAAGTTTCTTCAAGATTACTATTTGAATATCTTAAAGAAGAAGCTGAATATGGTCGCTAAACATCAAGATATTTTTCTATTGCTTCACTAATCATTTTAGGATAAGTTAATTTTCCTTCTTTGATTAGTTCTTTGTATTCACTTCTATCAAATAAGAATGCTAGAGCTTGACCAAATTCTTTTTGCTGATTTTGAACTTTCTCTTCAAGGTCAGCAACTCGTTTTTTAAGTTCTTTGTTTACTTTATTCATGTTTTCCCTCCTTACAATATGGTTATTATGTTATTTACTTCACTAAGGCTATTCAGCCTGTACATCTTATTGTTGTTTTTTTAATTCTTCCAAGACTCGTTTCATGTTTTCTATTCCATATTTATTTACAAGTGCCTTTGCTAGTACCTCATGTGATCTTTTTATAGTATCTTCATCTGGTGGAACATCTACTATAAATTCAAATTCCTGTTCTTTTCTTTCCTTCTTTTTCATATATACATATCTCCTTAAAATTAATTTATGGAAATAGTATTTACTTGTTGTGGATTTTTATACTTTGAAATTTATTATATTGAACTACATAGCATCTTTTTCAAAAGAAGTCTGATTATTTGCTAAACTAATTTCATTTGCCAATGCTGTTGGTACCCTATATTCTTCTACAAGCTTTCTTGCTATAGCTAATTGGCATCTTTTTATTGCTTCATATCTTGATACGTCAAATTCTCTTCTTAATTGATGTTGAATATCTGAATAGATTCTTCCCCTTAAAGATTTATCATTATATGCTGGACTCTTATATCCACCTAAGGCTTTTATACCAATCTTTTTAACTAATGCTTGAAGATCTTTACATTCAACTGTATATAGTGGCGAATTTTCTTTAATATCTTTTACATCTTCCTTAATATTATTAACTTCTTGCTTAGTTTCTTTTAATGCTGTGAATTGAAGTTCTAATATTTCCATTGGATCTAATTGTTTAGCTCCATCAGTCTTTGTTCTCATCCTGAAATATCCATCAACTAACTTTTCATATTGTTCCCAGGCAATATCATCTTCTAAGATTTTTAGAAGTTTTGCATATCCTCTTTCTGATAGAAGATAAATGCCTGTTGTTTGTCCTTTTGCCTTTAAACCTCTATATGAATTTATAGATTGTTGGCTAAATCCAAACTCTTTAATTTGGGTATCGGTTAAGTCGATACCTAATAAATCAACAATATCTACTCCGTTATTAAATCTCTTTATATTAGCATTTATTCTTTCGTTTATTTCTCTTAATTCTCTTGAATGAATTTCTGCAATATCTTTAACCAAAATTGCTTTTTTATCTTTCCCAAAGCCTCCTTCAATATCATGGAATTTCATTCCTTCAATATTAATAAGGCCTTTTATTATTAGCTTGTCCATTTGATTTCCTCCTATCCAATATTTTTTAAATCTTTTAAAATTTCATCTGTTGTGCACTTATATACTTCAGCAAGTTTTTTAATTAATTGAGACGATGGACTTGCTATCCTTTGTTCTAATTTATAAAAAGTAATTTGACTTATCCCAAGTAATTTAATAGCTTCTTGAGATTCAATCTCTAAGTTTATTCTTCTTGCCTTTATTGGTGAACAAATCATTATTCAATTTCTCCTTACAACTACGTATTTTATCTCACTGATACTTTATTATGCATTTCTTTAAATTTCTCTATGCTCATTCGAAATTTTGTCTAGCCATAAATCTAATTGAATTTTATTGATAAGAACTTTAGTCCCAACTTTAAAAAACGGAAAATCAGTATCAACTTTATGAACCAATTCTCTAATTTTTTCTTTGCTAACATTCATATACTCCGAACATTCAAGTACTGTCATTGTCGATTTTGTATTATTTTTTATAGATTTCAGAATATCCTTTAAAACTTCAAATTCATTCATAAATTTCACCTTACTTTTTCCAGAAGTTTTTGTTCTGTATTTCCGTCATTTTTAAGTAAATTTAAATCTATATCTAGCGTTTTGGCTAATAATATAAGTTTCTCAGTACTAGGAATATATCTACCACACTCTATATCTGAAATATAATTTCGTGACATTTTTGTTTTCTCAGATAAGCCTTTTTGCGTAAGTAACTTTTTTTCTCTTGCAGTTTTAACCGCTTTCCCTAATACAATTGCAAATTTAGTTTCCATAAGCTTGTCCCTCCTTTCAATATCATTGTATTGTATTTCCGTCATTAAGTAAAAAAGCATTTCCAAGTATTTCCGACTATATTCAAGCATTATTAAAAATTAGCTTGCTAATTCTTAATAATGCTTATTTTTACTTGTATTTCCGTCATTTATTGTATTGTATTTCCGACTTTTTATTATTATAATATATTTATCAAGTCGGTATCCCCGACAATGGAGGTTGCAAATGAGTATAGGTGATAATATAAAAGAATTTAGAAAACTTGAAAAACTAACACAAGTTGAGCTTGCTAAAAAGTCAAATATATCACGTTCTTACTTGGCTGATATAGAAAAGGATAGATATAACGCAAGTGTAGACACTTTAAAATCAATAGCAAAAGCCTTAAACGTTTCCTTAAATATGATTTTAAATGATGCAAAATCACGGGAAGAAAAGGAACATATTTTTGAACAATATCTATCTAGTTTAGATATTAAAGTTATTTATGATGATAAAAAAATGCAATTGGCTCTTAATACTTCTAATGATGAATGTATAATATCTGCCGATGATTTAAATACTCTTCAAGATAATATAGATTCATATATTAAATTTAAAGTATCCGAATTAATTAACAAACTAAAAATACCATCAATAAACATAAATACTTATATTCCAGTTGCTGCACATAATGATTTTGAAGATGATGAAGAACAACAAAAACTTATGAAAGAAGATTTAGACGAACTGTAAGGATGTGATTACTTTGAACCAATTTGAAAAATTACTTGCTGAAAATGAAAATATTATTGTCGTTGAGAAGCATTTTAAATCAAAAGCTTTAGGTCTTTGCAAGGGTAATAAAATTGGATTAAGTAAAAAATTAGTCACTGTTGCTGAAAAATCATGCGTTTACGCTGAAGAACTCGGACATTACTACACTACTGTTGGCGATATTACTGATAAATCAAAAATCCAAAATAGAAAACAAGAAAGAGTTGCTAGAGCTGTTGCATTTGAAAGACTTTGTAGTATAAGAAAAATTATTGAAGCAATTAAAAATGGAGCTAATGATAGATATGAAGTTGCTGATTATTTATCAATAACAGATAAATTTTTTGATGATGCAGTTATGTATCATAGACAGAAAAATGGAATGTATTGCGAATGCGATGGTATACTTCTTTATTTTGAACCTAACTTTGGAGTTCTAAGAA